GCGCTCCTCGGCGAACGTGACTCGCTCAAGTCGCTTGGCATCTCGATCAACCAGGCCGAGGTTGACCAGCGTGCCCTGACGATCGCACAGCAAGACGGCCGTGACGCGATCACCGCTCAGGACAAGGCGCTGGCGACGCAGGCGCTGATCCTTGAGAAGTCGACCGATGCGCAGGAGGCCTACGCTGCTGGCGGCAACAAGCTCACCGCAGCACAAAACCGGCTGCGTGCGGCGTTCGGCGAGCTCCAGGAGCGACTCGCCCGCAAACTGCTGCCGCTGTTCGCACGAGCTGCTGACCTCGTCGTCGAGCTCATCGAAGTGTTCGACGAGCAAGGCTTGGGCGGCGTCATCAAAACCGTGTCACGACGGCTGCGAGACGCGTGGCCGATGATCCGAATGCAGCTCGGCGTGTGGGCACGAGGATTCGTGGATTGGATCAAACAGGTCGGGCCGCCGTTCTTGGCCGCCCTCGGCGACTTGCTGCTCAGGTTCGGCAGCTGGTTCATTGACGATGCCCTGCCCGTCATCGTCGCCAAACTGCGTGAATGGGGCGAAGCGTTTGTCAACTGGATCGGCCCGCTCATCCCGCCGTTCCTGCGAGAGCTCGGCAACCTCATCGCTGCGTTTGCAAACTGGTTCGTTGAGGACGGCCTTGACATGATCGTCACGACACTCGGCCGATGGGCAGCGGCGTTTGTCGAGTGGGTCGCACCAGTCATCCCGCCGCTGATGCGTGAACTGCTCGACCTGCTGATCGAGATTGGCAAATGGGTCATCACGACCGGTGCCCCAGCGCTGGCCACTGCGCTCAACCGCTGGACAGACGAGTTCGTCAACTGGGCTGTTGGCGCGACGCCAGGTGCTTTAGCGGCGCTGCGTGACCTCGTCATTGAAATGTCAGTGGTCATCGGTCACGAAGCAAAAACGATCGGCAAACGTCTGATTGCTGGCATCGTCATGGGCATCAGGGAAAATGGCGCAGCAATTTTGATTGCATTGCGCAACTTGTTGCCCGCTGGCGGGTTCTTTGGCGATGCATTCAACGCAATTTTCCGGCCCGACTTTCTTGCTGCTGGCGGCCCGGTCAGCATGGGCAGCCCGTACATCGTCGGCGAGTCCGGCCCCGAGCTGTTCGTACCGACTGGCTCAGGCACCATCATGAACAACAACCGCCTCGGCGGCATGGGCGGCGGCGACACGTTCAACATCACCGTAAACGTCCCGACCTCAAACGGCGACGACGTCGTGCGAGCCCTCCAGGACTACGTCCGCCGGCGTGGAGCGATCCCGGTCCCGGTCGGGTCGGCCCGGTACTGATGGCACAGAACACGACGTGGGCCGTCAACGTCGGCCGGTACAGCGGCGCGTCGCTGTCGCTGACCGACCACGCCTCACGCACCCTCGGCCTGTCAATCGACCAGCAATGCGACCCGGGCCAGCTCGGCACCGGCCGAGCCACCGTCACCCTCGACAACTCCGACGGCGCACTCACACCCGGCGGCTCAGGCACCTACGCCAACGTCGACTGGCTCACCTCGGGCCTGTTCCTCGAGGCCACCGTCGACAGCGTCAGCGTGTCCGTGTTCCACGGTGTCATCACTGACTTTGCGATGACCGACGACGGCAACGGCAACAGCGCTGTCACGCTCACCGCCCTCGACGTGTTCCAGGTCGTAGGCCGGCAGGAATCGTTCACGTATTCGATGACAAACACGTCGACCGCTGACCAGCTGTACGACATGACGTCGCCGCACCTGCTGACCAACGCCACAAAAGTGCCGACGTTGGGCTACCCGACCATGCGCACGTATTGGGAAGAGCTCAACGCCTCAACCGAAAGCGTGGCGCACGACCTGCCGACCTCGGCCGGGTCCGTGGTGCTCGGCGACGTCATCAACAACAGCGTCATGCCGAACGAACAGACTGTGGCGTTCCCGACGATCCTCGACGACGCCGGCACCTACGTCGCCAACGACTCATGGGTCGGGTTCACTGTCGACGGCCTGGCACGAGCCGGCGTGTACGCCACCGGCGACGTGTTCGTGTTCACCGAGAACGACCCGATGCCGACCGGGCAGCTTCCGTTCCGATCGCTGCTGCGTGACTTCCACATTGACCTCATCACAAACGCAGCCCGCATCACGGCACTCAACGCTGGCACCGAACAGACCTACAGCGACGAGGATTCGCAGGAACGCTACGGATCACGCACACGCGTGTACCAAACAACGTCAACCGATGACGCTGCGGCGCTCTACACAGCGCAGCTGTGGGTCAACCGGTACGCGTACAAAGAAACGTTCGACATGACCGCAGCGGCGCTCCAGGTCAGCGACAGCATGGTGCAATCCCGCAACGCTGACGTGGCGAAGTGGCGAGGCCTGCTCGACGTCACCGTCGGCTGGTGGAACACCGGCAGCGTCACCTACACCCCGACCGGCGGCAGCTCCCGCACCGACGAGGTCGTCATCGCCGGCCGCACGATCGACGCCACACCCGCCGACACAACCGTCACGCTCAGGCTACGGCCGCAATCCGTGTACCTTGCCTTCATCCTTGACGACACGGAGCGCGGCGTGCTCGACACCAACAAACTAGGATGACACCGTGACCAGTCCCTTTCCCTTCGTTGCCGGCGCAACATTGACCGCCGCACAGCTCAACGACCTGGGCGACCTCCAGACATTCACGCCGACCTGGAACAACGTCACCCTCGGCGCATCAGGCACCGCCGTCGGCAAATACGCCCAAATTCAAAACCTCGTGTTCTACAAGGCATCGTTCGACCTGAACGGCACCGGCTCAATCACAGGCCACATCAACCTCAGCCTGCCCGTCGGCACCGGCGACACATCAACGACCTACCACGTCGCATCGCAGGCGTGGGTTCGACCAACCGGCGGCACGATCTACCACGGCATGTGCTATCAGTCGTCCTCGGCTCTGTTCCTCTACTCGTACACCACAAGCGGCTCGACCTCGACCACGCAGTCTGTTACTGCAAGCGGCCCAGCAACGTGGGACGCTAACGGCACGGCACACATTTCGGGATGGTATTTGACGACATGACCGACTTGAGCATGGGTCCGCTGGACCCCGAAGAACCGACCGACGCCTACTGGCTCGAGCTGATGCGCGCCGAACGTGACCGGCTGCTGGCCGGCAGCGACTGGACACAAGCGGCCGACGACCCGACCGGCAACGCAGCCGCATGGGCCACCTACCGGCAGCAACTGCGCGACGCACCGGCGAGCTGGACGCCCGGCCCGACCTGGACACCACCCGAGGCACCATGATGGACCGGCTGCGAGCTCATCCTGGCCGGCTCCAGGCCGTCATCGTCGCTGCCGTGGCGCTCATCACAGCGTTCGGCGTGAACTGGTCAGCCGAGCAGGTTGCGTCGGTGACGGCGTTCTCAGCGACCGTGATTGCGCTGCTGCTCGAACCGCCGACCAGAACAGAACGGTGACCCGCCTCGGCGGCCGACCGCCCGCACCGCTCGTGCAGTTCGCCGAGTGGTCGAAGCGTGGCCGCTGGTGGCCGACCAGCGTTCGCCAACCCGGACCGGCCGCCGCTGTCGTCGTTCACCACACCGTCACCGCTACCTCAAGGTTCCCGGCCCAGGACGCCCAGCGTGTCGAAAACGTGATCTGGGACCGCCGTTGGACGGCCCGGTTTTCGTCGCTGCCGTATTCGTACCTGCTGCACCCTGACGGCACCATCCTTGAAGGTCGCGGCGTCAAGTTCCGCAACGCAGCCAACCGAGCAACCCGGCCCGACGTCAAACTGTCGAACGGCAACACGCTCAGCGTTGCACTGATCGGCGACTACCGAGAAGGCCGTGACGCTGTCACGCCGGCGCAACGCCGCTCGTTCAACTGGCTCACCCGCCAGCTCTCCAACGAAAACCACCTGGGCCACTGGCGCAGCGTCGTCGCCCACGGCGCACTCTCCTACACCGAATGCCCGGCCGAAGCTCTCGCCGGCCTTCAACAAACAAACATCATCACCGACGTTGAGGACCACAAAGACATGCTGCACACTGTTGTATCGACCACGAACGGCAAAGTATGGGCCTGCTCGAACGGCAAAGCCCGGCCGATCTCGAACACCGAGAACTGGCTTGCCACCTTCGACGGCCCGATCATCCGAGCCGACTTTGCCGAGCACGTTGTGCCCGACCTGTACGACGTCATCGCCTAACATGCCGACATGCAGGTTTGGGTTGCTCTCATCACCGGCGCGTTCTCACTCGGCGGCATCGCCCTCGCCTCGTTGCTGCAACTTCGCAACCTGCGCGCCGAGAACACAGCACAGCACGGCGAAAGCCGGCAGCTGCTCGGCCGGCTCGACGAACGCTCAAAACTGACGCTGGAC